TCCGTCGAGGATCTCATCTCGCCTGAGTTCCTCGCGGCTCGCCGCTACCAGTTGCCCGGGAGCGACGAGATCGTCGCGCCGGTGGCCGGGCTCATCGACTCGGGCTTCCTGACGGAGCGGGTCTATTCTGTCTGCGCGAAATCGGGGGGCCTCTACTACCCGTCCAAGGGATCAGAGAGCACCTTCGGGAACTACGCCGTCACCACCATCAAGGGGCTGAATATCCTGCTCTACACCTACGGAGATTTTGCCTGGAAGACCCACCTGTATCTCGAGCGGATCAAGAAGCGGCTTCCGCCCCGCCTCCACCTTCCTGAGGATGTCGGTCGAGACTTCATCGAGGGGCACACCGGCCAGCAGATGCTGGAGAACAAGAACAGCCGGGTCTCCCCCTTCTACTGGAAGAAGGTCACAGCCGATCACTTCGGTGATTGCACCAAGCTTCACTGCGTCGCCTGGGCGATCATGAGGAACCAACTGGGACGAAGGGATCCAGCCTCGGAAGAAAAGGCCCCCTGACCCTTTGACATGACGGGGCCTTCATGGCCTCGAACACTCCCGACCATGCCAAGATTTCTGGCATCAAGAGCTACCTTCTGCGGAACTCCTCGCTGGAGGATCTGCGCGATCTCGCCACGAAGGTGTTCAACCAAGCGGTTGAGGATGTCACCATCACCGGGACGAGTGCCGAGGGTGGATCTGCGAATGGAGAAGTGACCCTTCCGAAGTGGGTCTATCTGAATGCGATCGAGGAGTGCATCGCCGTTCTGGACCCGACCGCATCTATACAGACCCGCCAGCTTGGCACCCGTCCCGACTTCAGCAACCTCCGCTGGTCCGTTTGATTTTCTCGGGGACGCCTGAGAGATCCCGGTGCCGCTCGACTTTTTCGGCGGCTTGATATGGTCAGCCCAGCCGGGAACCAATTTTAGCAGTCCAATGTTCCAAGGTAGGCGAGCGAGACTCCAAATCTTGCTGGCTCGGTTCAATTCCGAGGGGCTGTGCCATTTGAAATCCGTTTGATTTTGGACGGCACTCGCCTCCCGGCGAGCGGTGCCGCCCTACGGGTCACGCTTCGCGTGATCTTACGCGCCGGTTCCCACCGGCTTGTTTGACAGGGTGCGTTTGAAATGCCGAAGAAATCAAACTTATCAACCCGTGGTGGTGCGCGACCAGGAGCGGGTCGCCCTAAGAAGGCAACCAACTTCTCCTCTGCTGACGGCATTGCGTCGCCGCAGCGGATGTGGATTTACACGCCGACCTTGGACGCGAGCAAGTCTCTCACTCCCTCGGCAAGGATCGAGCAGACCAAGAAGTCGTTTTTCCTCTACGAGAATATCGGCCTTGCCGCCCGGGCCGTGGATGGCGTTGCCAAGTTCGTCGGCCCTCTGATCCCGCAGGCCAAGACCTCCGATGAGTCATGGAACCGCCTCGCCGAGCAGGCATTCGAGGACGCCTGCGGGAACAGCCCCTTCGGCTGCGACGTGTCGAAGTCCGTCAACTTCTACGACGCGCAGGAACTTTTGGTGAAGCAGATGGCCCTTGCTGGGGATGTCTTCTGGCAGAAGCAGACATCGAACAGCGACCGCGCCATGTTCCGGATCGTGCCCGGCGAGAACGTCGGCTCGTCTCACAGCGATGTGGCAAACGGATGGGTGGACGGCGTGAAGATCAGCAAGCTCGGCGCGCCCACCCGCTACCGGGTTCTGAAGGCCCCCGGCAACTACGCCGAATACAACGAGATCTCTGCCGATGACCTCACCCGAGTTGGGAAGGTGGATCGCGTCGGTCAGGTGAGATCCCGCCCGTGGCTGCACCGCGCAGCCGATCACCTCCAAGACATCACCGAGATCCTCGGCTATGAGAAAATGAGCGCAAAGCTCGGTTCCTCCTTGGCATTTGTCATCACCTCCCCGGAGGCCGGGCAGATCGGACTCGGCTCCTCGCTTCAAAAGGTCCAGTCGGGATCTGGCACGCCAGTCACGAAGGATCTCATGACCGATGGGTCGATCATCCCGCAGCTCAAGCCGGGAGAGAAGATCGAGAGTTTCAACAACGCCCACCCCTCGGCGAACCTCGATACCTTCCTGAAGTATCTCAGGCGCGACATCGCGCATGGCTTCAACATGCCTGCCTCGGTGCTCTTCGATCCCGAGGAGGCCGGGGGCGCGACCATGCGCTTCGCGATGGAGGATGCCGCCAAGACCATTGGCCGTATCCAAGAGATCATCATCCAGTCATTCGCCGCCCCCTTCTGGCGCTTCTGGGTTTGGCAGGAGATCCAGAGCGGACGCCTGCCCATGCCGAACGACGGCAGTGATTGGTGGAGATGCGAGTTTACGGCTCCGCAGAAGGTGAGCGTGGACATCGGCAGGGATGGTCGCCTCTACAGCGACATGGTTCAGCGCGGGCAGATCTCCCCGCAGGAATTTCATAACATGAGGGGCAAGGATCACGATCAGGTGTTAGACGACACGATCCGCGCCGCCGTCCGTCGCAAGAAGCGGGTGGCCGAGATCGCCGCCGAAGAGGGCGTCGAGATCAGCGTGAACGAGGTATTCCCTCCTGCTCCCGGCTCGCCAGTTGTCCCCACTGCGGAGCCAGTGGCAGACCCCGCCGTTTGACACTCCGCGCTTCCTCAATATGCAGAAGCTGACTCTTTTCGCCGCCGCGACCGGATCACGGGTTGACCGTGAAGCTGGCGTCCTGCGCGGTGTCTCCGTCATCACCGAGGGAGAGGCCAAGGGTCACGGCATGATCGTGGACAGCGTGACGCTTGAGCAGGTCAAAGCCTGCGCCGAGACCTACGTTGACGGCCTGCGCGTCAAGATGGATCACGCCACCGGGATCGACGCGATGGTCGGCGTCCTCCGTGACTTCCAGATCGACGGCATTCAGCTTCGCGCCGATCTCCACCTCATCAAGTCGCACGAGGATTTCGAGAAGATCCTCGAGATGGCCGAGAACATGCCCGGCTCTTTTGGTCTTTCCATTTCCTTCTCGGGAGAGAGCGAGGATGTCGAGGTGCCTTCCGATGACACCGAGGAGGTCGAGCCGAACAGCGGGGAGCTTCCTCCGTCAGTTGGTGGTTCCGTCGAGATCGTCCGCGCCGCCCGTTGCATGGAGATCTACTCAGCCGACCTCGTCGATCAGCCCGCGGCGAATCCATCCGGCCTCTTTCAAGTTATGCCAGAAAACATCAAACCCGAAGAGGTTCCCCCTGTCGCTCCCGTTGAGGAAGTGAAGGTCGAGGAAGTCACCGAGTCCCAGCCCATCGAGGAGAAGGCCGACGAGGCCGTAGTCGAGCTTCAGGTGGATGGCCCAAAGGGCACACAGCACGACCCCGAGGGGCCGAAAGAAGTCCGTGGCCCTGAAGGCACACAGAATCTCCCCGAGGATGCCGCTCCTGCCGCCGAAGTGGTAGAGCCTGCCGCACCTGCCGAGGAGGTCGTTGAGGAACTCCCCGAGGAGCAACTCTCCTCCAAGCTCTCCGACGTTGTTCTCAATTTCGAGAACACCAAGGCCGAGGTCATTAACCTCCGCGCCGATCTAGAGACCGCTCACCGGAATCTCTCCGCTCTGAAGGCTGAAGTCGAGAAGCGTGATCTGGCTATCGCCAAGCTTGAGGATCTCAAGCGCATCGCCCTCCGGGCCGCTGGTCTCCTCCCCTCTGATGTCGAGATCGAGATCGAGGCTCAGGCCGCTCCATTCAATCCCGCCGAGGCTTACTTCGCCGCCGTTGAGGCAGGCGACAAGGCACTCGCAGCCCAACTTTTCAAGGCGCACAAGGCCGCGATCTTCGCAGCCCGCCGCAAATAATTTCATGAGGGATTAACTCTCAGGAAAGCCAAGCAAACCCAACCCAACCCAACCACCATGCCCAACACCATCGATTCCGCGCTCATTTCGAGCACGATCAGTGAGCAAGCGCAAACCGTGCTGTCCAATCGCTTGGCTGCACTTTCGCTTTTCTCTACCGACTTCTCAGCAGAAGTCAAGAAGCCCAAGGACACCGTTCAGGTGCCCATCGCTTCCGCTGCTGGCTCGACCAGCGTCAACCCGACCTCGTTCAACTCGACCGGCAACTCGACCCTGACCAAGGCGACAGTCGTTCTAGACCACCTGTATCAGCCGTTCGGCCTGGACTACGTGGACATCCAGAACGCGATCAAGCTCGAGCGTCTGGTCAAGATTAACCTGAACGCCCTCGCCGACCGGATCTGGCAGGCCGTCACGACCCCGATCACGACCGCCAACTTTGGCGCGACTGTCGTGGCCCCGGCGAATGCCACAGCGAACTTCGCTGCTGGTGACCTCGCCCGCCTCTGGGCCTCCGTGAGCCGTAGCAACAGCAAGGGCCTCGTGCTCTCGCCGACGCTCTACAGCGGCATCATCCCGGTTGCCACGACTGGCCTGACACTCGACAAGGGTGCCTACGGCTTCGACAACGGCATCTACTACGCAAACCAGTTCTCGGGTCAGACCCGTCTCGCTGGTTTCGCTTGCAGCCCCGAGGCTCTCGCGATTGCCTCCGCAGCCCCCGGCATGGATCACATCCGCGACCGCATGCTGGTCAGTGACGTGGTCTCCATCGACGGACTCGGCCTGAACGTCTACTACAACGTCTGGAGCGATCCTTCCAGCCGTGCGCTCGTAGCGAGCGCCGAGGTGATGTTCGGTGCCGCAGCCGCAGTCACATCCGGAACGATGGGCCTCATCGTCACCGCCGCCTAAGTCCTCCACTAGGCACACAAGCAAGGCCGTCCCTCGTGCGTGGGGGACGGCCTTCTGCTTTTCGAGGCTTTGACACCCCGGCAGATAACGTGAACCGCGCCCGGATTGCTGATTTCCATTCAAATAAGACACTTCCGTCCATTTCGGACAGTCTCGGCACACAGGTCACTATTTCGGGCAAGACCTTCTACGCCCATGTCAGCACGCCGAAGCCCACCATGTCACTTGAGACGGGAGGCTTCAATACCGACCGATCCATCACACTTCGCTGGCCCGTGGGCCGCGCACCGAAGCCAGCACTCGGCACCTCCGTCCTGCTGGTAGCTGAGAAGCTGACCTTCCGGGTCGAGACGGCCACCTCGCTCACCGGATCTCCCCTGGGCAACGAGATCCAAGTCACTGCCATTCGCGAATAATGAACCCGCTCGCCATCGAATCCGCGCTTAAGGCCGCACTATCAGCCTCAGCCTTCCCGACCACAGCAATCAGCACCGGGACGAGTTTCGCGGAACTCAGCCCCGAGACGCTGAACCTCATCGTTTCAGCGGACACGCTCAACTCGGTCGGCGTCGGAGCCTACACGGCGACGATCGCGGTGAAGCTCCACTCACCGGCGCTGCTCGGTGCTGACTCCTACGCCTCATTCTCTGCCGCGCAGGAGACGCTCAAGACCGCACTCACGCAGGCTTATCTCTTCGCGAACTGGCCTGCGAATGACGCCCCCAACCTAGCCGGGGCCTCACCGATTCAGAGCATCTCCACATCCCAAGACGGGAACTCATGGACTGCCGACATCCAACTGACGCTCGGCGTCGTGGACTGACCTCCTTCACCGACCTGAACAGCCAAAGCCGCAACGTCATTTGACACCGCGCAACTCCTAACTCCCAACCACCAAACTTATGGCCGTCACCCTACTCGGATCATCCACTGGCACCTCCTTCGGCTGCACCGCCGAAACCGGAATCCTCATCTCCTCGTTCTCCATCTCCACCTCCCAGGACAAGCAGGAGGTCAAGGACAACAATGGCGAAGTTCGCCTCGTTGCCTACTACAACCCGAAGTCCACGATTGCAGTCGCCGGGACGGTTGCCGGGACAACCGGAGTTGTTGCCGCAACGGTGGCGACAGCACTCACCCTCGCAAATATCGAGGCAGTCGGCGGCGTCTCCGTTGGTCAGGTCATCGTTGACAGCGTCGAGATCTCCAAGACGCCAGATGGCTTCAAACAGATCTCCATCTCCGCAAGCCGCTACCCGCTGATCACCGGAGTCTAATCCACCCCAACCAAAGCCCTTGCCCCCGGCTTAAAGGGGGCTGAATAACACATGAACAAGCCACAGATCCCCGAAGAGGATGCCGCGCAAGGTGGCTGGTTTTCCACCAGCGACATGAAGCTCGCCATCTCCCTGCACTGCGCAGGGTTCGCATTTAAGGCCAATGCAGAGTGCACCCGAATCACCGACGCGCAGGGCCGCGAGAGTTTCACCTGGCACTTTGAGACCAGCAACGGCGACGGCGAGGCAATCAGCGATTTCCTGCGTGCTTGGGAAAACCCGATGGGAGAGAACCTCATGCGCCCCTCGAACATGATCTGCTTCCTGCTGGCGCGAGAGGCCATGTTCTCAAGGACTCATATCATCTCTGAGAGTCACAAGGTTCCCAACCAGAAGCTCCACAACCGTGGCGACAAGCGCCTTGCCGTCACCCCGAGGCTCGGACGCGAGGAGCGCCAACGGCTCGCCCAGCTTGCCAGCTAATCTTTATGAACAGCAAAAACGAACACAACGACAAGGAAGTCATCAACGACTTCGGTGCTGACCTGAACGAGATCGACACCACCGAGCGCAATCGGGAACTCGACCGGGATATCCTCCGCAGCGGCGAGGAGATTGCCGGGATCAAACTCCGCAGGATCTCAGCGGGAGACCTCGCCCTGCTCATCGAGTGCGGCGTCGGGCTGGTCATCGGTCGGATGAACTCCGTGGCCTTCGATGTCGGTGCGATCCTCTTCTCCCAGTCATCCCCCAAGGAGACAGTCCGTCGGCTCTCGGAGAAACCGCAGGAGTTCCGCGCCGCCGTCTATGACTTCCTCGACGCCTACGAAGCTGATGTCTTTGCCGAGGCCACGCCACGCATCCTCGAACTCGTCGAGCGGATGAACAAGAGCAAGACCGCCGTGAAGGGTGAGGCATCAGGCGGTGGAGAGACCGACCCAAAAGCTGGCGGCCGGGCTGGCTGACGAGTTACGTCGCCCGACTGGCCGAAAAGACAAGCTGGGGTCACGACTACATTTTGTGGGAGTTGCCCTTCACGGAGGGGATGCGGATTCTGGACTACCATGTCTGGACCGGGGACGGAACTACACCGGGCAGGCCGCTGAGATGGGCAGATGACCTTCTGGATCTGGATTTTTGACATAGAGCGGTGGTTGAATATGGCAACCCCAAAAGTCCAGATTGATAACCAAAAGCTCCAGAAGAAGATGGAGCTTTATCAGGAGGTTACTGGCAAACAGATCGCCGCGACCATGCGTCGTGGTGCCCGGCTTCTGGCGGTGAATCTTGCCTATTCCACGCCCCCTTACGGGAAGAACTCAGAATCTCAAAAGCTGGGCGAAATTGCGGTCCAGAATGACATCCTCCGCGCCTACATGCCCGCCGCGCCGATTGCCACGAAGCACGATAGGCAGAAGCAATCTCTGCGCGATGTCGTCAGGCGGGTCATTGTTAGGGACTTCAAGCTTCGCGATGCCATTTTGTCTGCCATCGATATGGCGAACCGGATCAAAAACCGTAGAAAGCCCCAGAAGAGGATCACCAAGAAGTCACGTGCGCTTGGTCTCGCCGACCTCCGCGTTCTCTTGGCTCAGGCCCCCGGGTTCAGCATGCTGAAGGTTGACGAGACTTTGGACAAATCCGTTCACAGGCAGACCCGCAACAACTACGGAAGGGTCAGGAAAGGTTGGAAGACAAGGAACGTCGTCTACAGGTCCAAGGATCTTGAGAAATACATCAAGGAGAAGCAGAAGTTGGTGGGCCTCTCCAAGGCGGCATGGGCGGCCTGCGCCATTCAGGTGAATGCCGATGTTAAGGATGCCCTTCGAGGCATTCCTCTCTGGGTCAAGCGCCATGTGGAAAAGGTTCCTGCCGCCGTGCATGACCACGCCGAGGCGTCCTCCCCTGACATCAAGTTGGTCAGCAAGATCCCTTGGGCCGACAAGGCACTCCGGAAGACAGCCCATGCCGAGGCGATCAGGATCTCCCGCCAGAAGTTTTTCAACTCCATGAAGAAGGAAATCCGCGAGGCCATGAAGCTTCAGCAAGTCGTTCCACAACAGGCTTAATTTTATGGCAGACGTAACCGTATCACTGGCAACCTCTGGAAAGGATCAGGTCTTGGGAGACCTAAAGTCGGTCGAGTCCGCGGGCCAGAAGATGGGCGAGACCTTCGGCTCCATTGCCGGGAAGCTCGCCGGGCTGGCTGCTGGCTATGTCAGCATCACCGCCACCATCGGCGCGTTTCATGGTGCGATGGAGAAGGGAGGTCAGCTTGCCGATTTCTCAGAGCAGACAGGGATCGCCGTGGGCAAGCTCGTCCTGCTGGAACGGGCCTTTGAGAACAACGGCATGAAGGCCGATGATCTAGGGGGTGTCATCAACAAGATGCAGAAGTTCCTGATCGAGGCGGGGGATGCCGGGAGCGAATCTGCCGACAAGCTTCATCGCCTCGGCCTTTTCTCAAGTGACCTTCTCAAGCTTTCTCCTGACGAGCAGTTCGCCAAGATTGCCAAGACTATCAGCGAGATCCCTGACCCGGCTGATCGCGCTGCCACGGCCATGGAGATCTTCGGGAAGAAAGGTGGCAGGCTGCTGGCCCTCTTCGCCGATCTCCCCGGAGCGATCAATCAGGCAGAGGGTGAGGTCGGAGGCTTCGCCAATGTGATGAATGAGAATGCCGCTGCGTTCGACTATCTCGGAGACGGCATCACCGCCATTGGTCAGAAGCTTATGGAGTTTGCGGCTGGGGCCTTGGTGAACATCCAAGGAGGACTGAAAGAATTCGTCGATCTGGTGAAGAACTTCGATGCCGCAGGCTTCGGGCAGAAGGTCACCAAGGACATCGCTGCTCCGCTTAAGGCCGTTGCTGACAGTTTGTTGGATGGGAACTTCAAGCAGGCACTCTCCGTGGCAACAGAGCTTGTGAAGCTTGAGGCCATGAAGATCGGGAACGAAATAGTCAAGATCCTTCAGGCATCCTTCACCGTTGTCGCCGAGTTTGCTGGCGGCACCTTTGCTTCCGGAGGCCCCGTCATGGTTTCCATCTACAACGGGTTCCTCGACGCTGGCAAGTTCATCGGGCAGACATTCAAGGCCGCGTTTTTAGAGGCAGGATCTGCCGCCAATGCATGGGTGAACCTTGCCATTTCGGCCATGAAGATGGATCTCCCGGGAGTGCTGAATGGGTTGATCCAGCTCAAGGAAGTTCACAACCAGTTCAGCGAGGCATCATACAAGACAGCTCAGTCATGGGCTGAAATTGGGGCCAACGCAATGGACGCCGGCGTGGCAGTCTACAAGACCGCAGACGGATATTTCGATGTCGCCACCCAGCAGGAGAAGGTGCAGTCCATGAGCGAGCGCATCGTCTCTGAGCATGAGAGCATGGCGAAGCTGACGGCCACAATCGCCGCCAATGGGAAGAAATACGAGGAGAGCCTCGTTGGTGTCAGCGAGAGTTTCGCGACCTTCAAGTCCAAGGGTGGGGAGTCTGGAAGCCTTGCCGAGATGTCAGGCTTAAAGATGCCATCAAAGAACTTTGAGGCCACGGGACTCGGGCCTATCGACACTCCTGAACAATTCAGCACCAAGCCCATTCGCGGCGGGACATCCAGTTCTAGGGCGCTAACTTCTGAGCAGGCAATGGCTGAGGCCATGAAGACCCTTCTGCGCCCTGAGGACTACGTGCAGGCCACAACCGGGAACCGCAGTAGCTGGGACCAGATCCAGCAGCGCATGGAGACCCGCGCAAGCCAGTCCGTCCAATCCGATCTTTCTTCATACACCGGGGGCGACAGCAGAGCATCTAGGCAGCAGTCAATCGATGACCTCTTCAGCAAGTATGTGAAGGAAGGTGTCTCTGGATCTCGTGCAGAACTCCGCAAGAGAGCAGAGGATGACTTCAACAAGCTTGTGAATGACAAGCTGAAGAATGCCAAGGGTGAAGGCCCCGGCGGCACTGGCCCCGGATCTGAAGGCAAGGCCAAGAAATCACCCCAAGAGGAGCAGAGCAACTCACTCTCCGAAATCTTCAAAATCGTGAAGGCGATTCACGATAACAAACTCCCCGTCTACGCACTCTCCTAACCTATGGCTATCACACTTCACGGCAATACGACGGGCCTGATCCTTGTCTCGGAGTCATTCAACAAGGACAACGAGGGCAAGGCCACGCTTCAGCGAACCTACTCCTGCGCTCAGAGCTACGAGGCCACGGCAGACGGCCTGCTGGCAATCAATACCGCGCCGCTCTCCTACACCTACCCAAGCGGCACCTACACCATGCCGTCCGGGGTCTACAACCTGACATGCGTCTCGTCGCAGAAGGATGTCACTAACGGCGTCGTGACCTACTCGCTGAGCTATGTCGGCCTGACAACCAACGTCTTCGCAACCCGCTACGGAACAGCCCTTCTGAGTTACTCCAAGAGCGTTACCACAGGCAGTGGCTCGACTGCAGTCACCGATCTCCTCACCGGGAGCTACATCGCACCCACGACGACAAGGTTCTTTGTTTCAGCCACGGCGGCATTTGTGCCCTCCACCCCGACCAGCGCTTATAACATTCAGGTCGTCCAAAGCTTCACCAACGGCGTCGCCGCATCTCCTCCATCGCTGACATCGGCGTGGGTCATGACTAACCTGACGTCCACGCAATACGGCTCATACTACGTCATCGAAGTGACCGGAACCAAGCTCGTTACATGAAGCTGATCCGCTTTCAGGACTATCTCAGCAAGCGGGCTGATGGCAAATCCACGGCCCCGCCTGCGACGATCCGGGCCAAGGATCTGGACGACAACTTCCAAAAGTGCCAATTAGCACCCGACAAGTTCGGTATCTACAAAGTCGAGACCAACCCTGACAACGGCTCAAGCCTCGTATTCACGGCGGCCAATCGCCCCGTGACCTGGCGGCTGATTGATGTCTGCGACAACGGCGAGGCAAAAAAGATGTGGGTGCTGGGGACTGAGCCTTTCACTCCTTAAGCCCGGTGGCTACCTACATAAAATCGACGTGCGTTGATTGTTCCTCAGCGTTGCCCTGCGGAAGTTGCCAGTGGTATTGCGCCGCCGACCAGCCGTGGATCGTTGACGGCGGGAATCTGCCTTCTGCGGTTAATTTCAACGGAACCAGCCTCTCCTTGTCCGGAACCTCCTACGGGAACACGACAAATGGCGTCATCCTCGAAGGGACTGTCTGGGCCGTCTATCAGTCCGGTGCCAGGACAACCCAGCCAGCATTATACTCGACGAGCATCGCGGACTATTTCGCCAACACCTACACGCTTTCCCTGGTTGACTCTACCGGAACGCACCCCAGTGCCACGGTGACCTTGACTCGTGTAGGCTGCGATTGGGGCGGTGGCGCAACTATTGGAGGGCAAAGCTGGTCATTCTCCCTGATCAACTTCTCAGGCTGTGGCGCGGAAGATGTGGGGTGGACGTTGTTTGGAGTGGTGCCGTCCAGCCCGGTGGGCACAACCTTTTCCTCATACAAGACCGACGTGGACGGGATTCCCATTACCCAAGGAACCCCGACCGGATCGTATGTCATGGGGCGGTGGGACACGATCACCGTCTCATGAGCAGAATAAAAAGCCTGACTGCCGATGCCGCAAGGTGGGCATCCTCCGGGCTGAAGCTATCAAGCCAGCAGTTGCTGGAGGAACGCTACTCCATCTGCGCCGCCTGCCCCGAGTGGGATCAGTCCGGATTCTTCGGAACCGGACGGTGCCAGAAATGCGGCTGTTCCACGTCGGCAAAGCTCAGGATGGCGACAAGCACTTGCCCGCTTGGCAAGTGGTGACCTTCTCCCTTTGACATCCCCTCGACCTTGTGAAGCTCTTCGTTGACCTGACCGACCGCACGTTTCTGGACGATCTCCCATCTGCCGGGGGGATGCTGATAGAGTCGCTCGACCTGAAGCGTCGTGATGCGGAGCCCGTCGAGGTGCAGTTCCTGAATGCAGGCGTGGTCACCGATCTCGGCAGCGGGGCCACGGGCATCCTTGGGCTGAAGCGGAGCGGGGCCTATGCCTCGGGCTACATCGCCTCGGCCTTGTCCTGGGTGAAATCGGGCAGCGGCACTTCTGCAAAATACACGTTTGCACTAACCCTCAACACCGCAGAGATCGACGCCTTGTTCACTTCGGCCTCCGAAGGGTCCAGCCTCCGTGCTATGCTCGAGGTGCAGTGGACAGTCGGCAGCGTGATCACCTCCTCGGTGACTCTTCCTGCTGTCATCGCGAACGATGTCATCAGGGGCGACGAGGGAGCCTTGGCTCAGGCCAATCCAGCTTACCCGCTCGCCGCCGATGTCCTGACCAAATCGGGCAACCTCGCCGGGCTGGGATCGGTGCCCTCGGCCCGTGGGAATCTCTCCGTTTACTCTCAGGCTGAGACTGACGGCCTGCTGGACGGCAAGCCAAACATTGCCACCTCTGCCCCTGCCGATCTCGGCTCGACCTCCGCTGTCGGCTCCTCAGCGACAGCGGCCCGTGCTGATCACGTCCACCGCATCCCGACCCTTGCCGAGCTTGGTGCCGTCTCCACGACCGACGCCCGCCTCTCCGATGCCCGGGCACCTCTGGCCCATGATGCCTCGCTGATCACCAGCGGCACGATCTCGCTGGATCGCCTTCCTTCTCTTTCCACAGGAGTGCAGGTCGTCTCCTCCGGAACCATCGCCGACCTGACCGCCCCCCAGCAGGCCCAGATCATCACGGGGGCGATCGTTACCACGACCGACGGACGCCGCTGGCTCTATAAGGGAACAGGCTCAAAGGTCATCGAGGCCTCCTACATCGAGATGGGTGACATCACGCCTGAGTGGACGGCGATTGCCAACAGGCCGACAACCTTCACGCCATCGGCCCACACCCATCCTCAGAGCGAGGTGACGAATCTTGTCAGCGACTTGGCCTCCAAGGCCGACGCCGCCGCCACAACATCGGCACTGGCTGGCAAGGCCGCGAGCATCCACACCCACGCCCAAAGCGATGTGACCGGGCTAGTCTCCGACCTCGCCAACAAGCGGACGATCCTCTCTGGAACAACGGTTCCCTCCGCTGGCCTTGGCTCGGATGGCGACCTCTACATCGACACGCTCGGCAACCGACTCTATGGGCCGAAGACCGCAGGCTCATGGGGCAGCGGCTCATTCACGAAGGGCGATCCCGGCACGGGGGCCACAGCAGTCATCCGATCCAGCAACTTCACCGCAGCCACAGGCGTCCGCTACATGACGACGGCGACCCTGACGATCACCGATCCCGGCACCGCGACACTTGGCGACAACTACGAGGTGATGGTCGGCGCGGGGACTTGCACCATCGGCGGCGTGGCATTTGCTCCGAGCAGGATCGAGGTCATCCGGTATTTCAACGGGACGAACTGGCAGACCCTTAACGCCACGATCACGGGGTCGCTGACGAGCGGCAACTACGTCACCTCCGGCTCATCGCTCTTCGTGCAGGATGTCGTGTCCGTCGCACTGGTCAGCAATGCACTGGCCCTGCCTAGCAGCGCGAACGTGATCCAACTGACAGGCACATCCCCCTTCTCCACGATCACCGGGGGCATCGTCGGAGCCTCCTACACGATCCAGAACAAGACGGGGGCCGCTCTCACCATCACCCATGGGGCCTCCACGCTGGTCTGCCGTGGCGCGGCCAACATCACCTTGGGAATCGACCAGATCGCGCAGCTCCTCTGCGAAACAACCACCAAGGCCTCCGTCCTCTAACCCATCCTACCATGTATCTCGGAAATAACGCGGCCCTGCTCGGATGCCAGGAATACTTCAACCGCTGTGCTGCGGCTGGCTCACCCATCGGCGCCACCCAGACGCCGACGGCTTACGACAATGCGGCGAGTTTCAATGGCACGAACCAGTTTTTAAGCGTTGCAAGCAACTCGACGCTTCAAAGCGGAGGTCAAGCGTTCAGCTTTTCGGTATGGTTTAATTCTGGAACCACTTCCAGCAACAAAACTTTTATAAGCAAGATTGGGCTTAACAATTTTGAATATCAGATAGGATTGAATAATTCAGGGTGCCCCAGATTCAATTTGGGGAATGCAGGAACCAGCTGGGTTACTACATTCAACACAAGCACTCCCGTTGTAGTTAACACATGGAATCATGCTGTTTTTGCCTATGACGGAACTAGCAACATTACTGTCTACTTGAATGGTGTTTCTATTGGCTCCGCATCAACATCCATAACAACTTCTGGAACGAATGCTTTTAATATTGGTTATGCTGGGGCTTATGGTGAAGAGTGGTTGGGAGCCCTCTCCTCTATCGGCTTCTGGAAGAAGGCACTCACCGCCTCCGAAGTCACGGCCCTCTTCAACTCTGGCGCAGGCCGCACCTACGCATCGCTCGACTCTGGACTTCGGACGAACCTGATCTCATGGTGGGCCTTGAACCAGAACAGCGTCACCGCCGATTCTCACGGAACGAACACCCTGACGAACAACGGAACCGTCACCGCGCCCAATATCGGCCCCGTTGTCACGGCCCTCTCCGACCCTCGCCAACTCATCATCGACTTCGCCCAGGGCATCGACCGACTTGGCCTCTGGAACTCCATGGTCTGCTGGCCCCTGAGATCCAGTCAGAACGCCGCCTCTGGCACGACAGCCTTTTCACTTGGAGGGCTGGGCAGGTTTGACGGGACGCTGGTCGGCTCACCTAGCCGGGGTGCGAATGGAATGACGTTTCTTCTCGCATCTGCTCAGGGCATTTCTGCGACAGTTGGGAACCTGACGCTTGCCGAGCAAAGCCTATTTGCTGTCTCTAGGACGCCAGTCATCAACGCCGGGCAGCTCCTCATCGCCAGAAACTCAACCGGAGGATCGCAGAACGGAATGAACCTGAGAACTAATGAAGCGACGGCTATTGCCGGGGGGATTGGGGATATAGGCGTAGTGCAGCAAGCGGGAGGAAGCACACTATTGAACATTATAAACTCAAAGGACACCAACTTCTCCGGCTACGCGGTGGCCTCCAACATAACAAATGCTCGGCTCAAGAGATTCCCATCGACGGAATCCGCAGACACGGCATTGGCATTTACTGGGAACCTGACCAACACAGACCCGTTGTGGATTGGTAGGCGCAATGGGGCTGGTGGAACAGGAGACTGCACCATCCCATTCGCATCGATGTTCACAAGAGACATCCGCTCCTCATGGGATCAAGTCTACGCCCTCTACCGCCAGACACTCGGCCTCGGACTCGGCCTGCCCTGACCATGAATGACATCGCCAAATACTTCGACACGATCCTCAAAGTCGCCACAACTCTGGCGCTCCTCGCTGTCGCCCTGCTCGGCACCAAGTTTGTCACGAAAGAGGAGTTCACGGCGTCGAATACCCGGATTGAAAAGATCGAGGCCGTGTTGATCCGGATGGAAGCCAATGCCGAGACAGACAAGCGTCACGACATCCTGCTGGCTGACCACGAAGCCCGGCTGCGAACGCTGGAAAAGCAGTAGCGTCCAAGAATTTCACACCTACCATTCGTGGGAAGTGTTGCGGGGTCGTTATGGCGGCTCCAGCATAAATCGGGGGAGGCAATGAGGGCGCACAAAGTCCCAATGGACAACGTGTGAGCGACCTGATCCTCCCCCGACCTTTTTCGTGACGTCACGAAATTGGTCTGCATGAAGATCCCCCTTCATGTTCTCCATGTTCTCCATGGTGAATCTCTCTCCGCACAGGCCACGTTTTGACTCCGCGCCTCTTGCATGAGGCGATTCCAAGACCCCCTCGAACTGCTGTTCCTACTCTGCGCGGCCATGCTTGCCGCCACCATTGCCCTCTTCGGCGTGACAGGATGCACCTCAGCCCCCAAGCAAGTGCTGACACCCTCACCGGCAGCGGTCGTCTCATCCGTCTCTGCCGCCAAGCAGAGCGCCTCTCTCCTCCGGGCCAATGTCACCCCGCTCGGACTGCGGACGCTCGAACAACTCAACCAGCATCTCGACCAAGCCAGCACCGCGCTGACTGACTATGCCTCGAAGGTTGACGATCAGAGCGTGAAGCTCGTCCAATCCCAAGAGCAGGCCGAACTTTGGAAGGCGAAACAGAGGAAGGCTCTCAAGGAAGTCGCCTTCTGGCGCATGGTCGTGATCATCGAGATCGCCTGCATGGGCCTCTGGCTGGCATGGCGCATCTACCGCCCGAGGTTCCTATGACCTTCCTTCGCGGCCTGATCAGCGATGAACCGGGTAGCCCCTCGATGACCCGCTTCTCGCTGGCGGTCGTCCTCTCCCTGGTTGTCCTGGTGATCGGGCGATGGCTCGTCACCGGACAGGACATCCCTCACGGCGTCGGCTCCCTCCTCGAAATCACGCTCGCCACCTCAGCCGGGGCCAAGGTGGTGCAGAAATTCGCCGAGGGGAAGAACTTACCATGAAGCACATGAAGGGGCATGAAGGGCGACCGCCAATCTTTAACAACTTCATGATCTTCATGCTCTCCATGGTAAATCCTCACTCTCTCCACCTCTCCTCATGAAACGCTCCGACATCCTCAACGCCGCTGAAGACGCTGGCCTCCCCTCCCGATTCCGCAAGAGCCTCGGCCTCGTCCTCCGCTGGGAATGCGTCTATGAACCAGACGGCGAGACGATCAGGTGGGAGAACGACCCCGACGACCCCGGAGGGGCGACCTTCGCCGGGCTGACGGTGAAGCATGACAGGATCGCCCCACCGCCTGCCGAGCCGACCGCCCGGGCCATCGCGGCGCATTACTACGAGATGGACTGGATGCCCTTTGCTGGCCTTCCTTCACCCGTGCAGGAAGTCTGCTTTGTCCAGGGAGTGAACCAAGGCACCCGGACAGCGATCCGGATGCTTCAGAACGCCATCAACGACTACGGGGCCGGGCTGACCGTGGACGGCATCCTGGGCGAGAAAACCCGCAGATCAGCGATGGCGTCGCCAGATAGCCACGGCCTCGCAATGGCCTTCCTCCAGAAATCCCGCCGCCGCTACGAGGCGATCATCGCGGGGAATCCCAAGCTTGAGAAGTTCAGGAACGGTTGGATGAACCGCATCGAAGCGATCAAGCGGGATCTGGTGGCGTGAACCACCTTTGACACGGCCTCCGAGAGTGTATGGCAAACATCGCCTCGCGCTGGACAAAGGTGCTTGCCATTGGGTGCAGTCATGGGAAGCACATCTGCCCCTCTGCCAAAGCCGCCGTGCTGGAGGCCAAAGCCAAGTTCAAGCCAGACCGCATCCTGCACCTCGGGGATGCGATGGACACATCAGCCTTCCGCAGTGGGGCGCGTGGCATCGACGCCGACTCAGCCGAACCAGTCGCCCCGGACATCGACGGGGGCCTGATGTTCCTGCGTGAGCTAAAGGCAGACACATTCCTTCTGGGAAATCACGAAGCTCGTCTCGCTTCCCTCTCCAATTCACCGAACGCCGTGATTGCGTATGCAGCATCACGCGCCCTCTACCACATCGAAGAGGAGTGTCGCAAAATGGGAACACGAGTCGTCCCTTATGACGGAATTTATCAGCGCCTGATGATCGGGGATGTCCTCTTCACCCACGGCACGTTTTACAATGAGATGGCAGCCCGTGACATGGCCGAGGCTTACGGCGGCAAGGTGGTCTTTGCCCATACCCACCGCGCCATGCAGGCCCCCGGGCGCACGATGAAGGCTTCCCACGGCTACTGCGTCGGCACCCTGACTCGGAAGAGGGAAATGACCTACGCCTCCTGCCGACGGGCCACCATGGGGTGGGGCATGGGCCTTGTCGCCGCAGAGATCCGCGAGGGGAAGAAGCCTGCTTCCCAAGTCTGGCTCTTCACAGGCCCCAGCGAGGGTGAAGACCACGGCTGGCGTCTGCCGTTTTAGCCTCTATGAAAAAGAAGACCCCAGTCGAAAAGTGCAGTTGCTACGGCGGTTTCGATTGCTCTGTTTGCAATCCAACAAAATACAAGAAGCCAGAAAAAACAGGAAATGATTGGCTCGCCGAGATCATGTCGGAGCGAGTCCTGTCTGGCCCACCCGATGTCATCCCTGAGGGCTGGCTGACCCTCAAGCAAATGTGCAAGGAGTGTAACGTCTCCGAGTCTGCCATGAGGGTTCGCATCTCCCGACTGGTGGAATCGAATAGGCTCCAGAGGAAGAGATTCCGAGTCTGGACAGGTCACCAACTCATGCTGACTTGGCACTACCACCCAGCAAAATGAGCGTCGTCACCGAGAGCGAAAAGATGCCAGAGGGGAAGATCCGCTGGTGCCTTTGCCTCGACGTGGCCATCGACGGGATCGAGCTGCCGTTCAGGTTGAGGTTCGCCACCGACAACCATGAGGACATGCTGGAGGCATTGGCAGATTTCCATTCCATGATCTTGGAGCGGATTGACGAACGCCTGCAATGAAGCTGCCCAGGACGCTGAAGATCCGCGACCGCAAGCTCGGCAAGGAGAAGGCCCTCGGTCAGGCCATCGCGCCCGACCTGATCGAGATCGACCCGACCAAGAACAACAGCCGCGAAAGGCTCGACACGGTCTGCCATGAGGCACTCCATCTGCTCCTTCCCTCGGAGCCAGAGGTGCGAATCATCGCCCTGGCAAACAGACTCAGCGACCTCCTGTGGAGGGATCGGTGGAGGAGGATTGAGTTCTAGACCTCCGGATCGTGGCCGTAGGCCCTGAGCAACTGGCGGGTCAGGGCATTCTGAGTCCGGATCTCCTCGGTGGCACTCTTGAGCGCCTTCAACTCCTCGCTCCTCTGCCGGTCGATCCGCTGCTTCACCCCTCCCAACTGCCACATGACGATCAGGGGGAAGAGCGCATAGAGCAACCCAATGACCACGGAGGCCAGAATGCCGAAGATCCCAAAGGCCGCCAGTGCCCCATCCGATGCAGCCAGAAAGAATACGCTATTCATGAGAGGGCATTTGTTCTACAAAGGTAGCCCGAGCGGGAAGCTTAAAATCACTGCATCCTTGATTTTTTCGGTTCCTCAGCCGCCCGGAGTGCGGTGATTTCCTGTAGGCGATAGGGGTCAACCGGAGGCGCCGGGGGCATTGTAATACCAGAGCCACCCTCGCCCTCTGAATAGAACGTCCTCTGGATCGCCTCGCGGATGAGGTGGGTGACCTTTGTGCCTGGGGCCCGCTTGGTGGCTAGCGTGGAGAGATGATCCCACATCTCGATGGGCATCCTGATCTGGACTGCTTTATTCATCTTCATGGGTTCAATGTATACCAATACGATCCACGCAAAACTTTTTTTCGGTAAGCGGAATAATTAGGTTGCAAGCATTACTACCTTTTGTATACCAATGCTCCAGATGAACGGAATGACACTCACCAAGCAAGTGAACGTGCGGGTCGCACAGCCAGTATTCATGCACCTCCGCAAGCTGGCCGCAGCGCATGATCTCAAGGTAGCAGATTTGGTTCGCCTCGCGATCCGCAAGACCTACGGCACGCCGAAAAAAGTTTCCTGAGCCTTTTTCACCCCCCCCAGCCATGCCATCCAACAACCCCATGATCGACCTCGACCGGCTGGAGTTCCCCAAGGCCATCGCCGCCCTAGTCGGCATGAACCCGACGGAACTCTCCTCCCTCAAGCGCCGAGGCTGCCCTTTTTTCGGGAAGAAGACGACCCTGCGCTGGGTGCGCGCCTTTTTGGCGGCGGAGGCGGGGGCAGCGGCACCCGCTTCATCGCGCGGCGTGAGTCCTCGACGTTCAGCTTCGAGTAAAGCCGGTGGACCATCCGTGTCGAGTGATTCACCAACCGCATCGCTTCGCTCTCGGAGAGCCCGGCTCGATGGAGCCGTGAAATAAAGGAGACCCGCAAACAATGACTCGTCAATCCTCCAGCAGCTCGGCCCAGAACCCTGTTGAAGTCGCGGTTCATCGTGCGCTCGATCTCGGGCAGGGTGTATCCGTCGTGGGGGGTGATGCCCTTCAGGAATACCGCCAACTGGTCGTTGATCGGGGTGCTGAACCACTTCCTCGCATCTCCCTCCTGCCTCTTGGCATCGCGGATCTGGATGGTCTTTTTCTTGAGGTCGATCCGATCCATGGGGATGCGGGTCTCGGAGAAGCGGCAGCCCAAGTGAAGCTGAAGCTCGAAGGCGGTGGCCATCCATCCCGGCTGGCCGCGCAGGGCCTTCCGGACTGCGGTGATCTCGGCGGTGGTGATCTCGCGCTTCTCCTTGGGAGGGGTCATCGGGACTCGTGCCAGGGCAAGCCCGTTCGTCTCGGCCAGTCCTCGCCTGATCGCCTCGCTCATGAGGAAGCTCAGGAACTTCAACTCGGCGCGGGCCGTGTTGTGGCTGGCGTGCTCCCCACCGGCCCCCTTCCTCCAGTCGAGGTAGGCTTGGGCATGCTTGTAGGTGACCTCGCTCGGTGTCCTGATCCCCTGCTCGTGCAGGAAGACGTGGACGGTGCTCCAGAAGTATCGGGAGCGAAGGAGCGTGCGCGGGTTCTTGTAATGGTCGGTCAGGTAGGTGGGAACCCACTCGACGAAATCCCCTCCCCTGTTCGGTCGCACGATGGCCTCGTGGCCCGACCTCTTAGCCGCCTCCTTGACGGCCTTGGCCGAATCCTTTGGGCAATCGACTCGGAGCTTCAGGTTCTCCTCCCTCCAGCGTTGCCTCTCCAAATCACGGAATCGCAGGAACCAGAACGGAGACCGGGCATGCTTCACGAGGTAGGCCATGCTTTAACCAGTTCCACATAGTTCCACATGAAGGAAGGATTTTTTCCAATTCAGTCCAACCCTAACAGAGTAAAACCAACGCAAAAACCCATGAAACCGAAGTTACCGTTACACCACAGGGCAGTTATTTACAGAGTAAATCGAGGTCAGTTCCACACGAGTTCCACAATTCGTAGTGTTCAGTCCGTCGATTTCAGGGGGCAGTGTGCAGGAATCACACTGCTCTTGCAAGCTGAAGGAGGTGCCCTGTGATCGCCCTCATCTTTGCCATGCTGGCGGTCGTTCTCTTTGTGGGCCGTCGGGAGTTTTCTGAGGTTCTGGCCGGGCTGATTGCCCGTTTCATGGGAGGTTCCCGATGAGCGATCCGACTCTCGAAGCCGCGCTGGAATATGTCCGGAGCTTCCAGAAGAAGCCGACCTCTCTGCTGGGCCGCATCTGGGGTTGGTATCGCCGGGTGACTGGCTACGAGAAGGTGGTCACCGAACGGCTCTGGCGGGAATACCTGCGCCTTCTGAAGGAGGACGGCAAATGAGCAACGCCCTCGCATCCCAGGAGGCGGTCCGCGCCCTCTCCTTCATCCACAATCTCGGCGGCATCCGACGTCCGGAGCGCAGCATTGCATATCCGATGACCGACGCTGAGAAGGTCGGGTGGAAGGCTACGGAATATGCCCTGAAGCGGCTCAAGCGAGTTTACCCGGAGGAAAACCTATGAGCGCCGACACGACCTGTGCCCTCGCCTTGGCTGCCCTCCTCCTGCTGGCCCTCTTCATCCTGCCCAAATCATGAATGACCTCAACTCGCTCGGCATCTGCACGATGCCCCTCTGCACGGCCCCGGCGAAGTGGGTGGCCGGGCTGCCGGTCACCGATGAGTCCACCGGCTCGGAGAGCTACCCGTGGAAGCTCTGTGACTGCTGTCAGGAGTCTCTGCTGGGGGCCTCGGATCTGCTGAAGGGGGATGTGGCGGTGGCTGCGGGTATCTGCGCCCCCGATGAGATCTCTTGGTGCTTGGAGGCGTCGCGGACGGCGGTCGCTCAACTCAAGAAGCTGGAGGCCCTGAAAAAACCATGATCTCTGCTTCTCCATGTGCTGCTGACCGGGCATGGGTCAATGACTCCATCGAGGCACTTCGTCAGCCATACAATCCATCCTATGACCCGATCAGGGAGATCGATCTGAGACATATTTTGGAAAGTCTGCCCGAAGACAGTCGGGAGTTTCTGGAGGAGTATATTGATTCTATCCATTCCTCAGATGCGGCCTCCCAGTTGAAGCGGATGCTGGAGGGGGTTGCCGGGACTTCTGGCCTGTCAGCGGCGACGCTCGAAGCCATTGGAGTCCGGGTGATCGTGCTTCTCTGGGCGCTTCAGAGCCAGAAGTGGGATCTCTGTGGGATGAGCCTGTCTGAGATCGGGAGGAAGATCGGCAAAACAAAGGCCGATGTGAGCCACTGGGTGAAGAAGAATGAGAAGGAGTTCGGCATCCACGCCCGTGGTCAGAAGATGCTGGAAAGCTCGAAGGTCTACAAGGCGTCAGCCAAGGCAGGTTGGTCAACCAGGAGGGAGAAAAACCCCGACAAGCTGTCGGAGAGCGAAAGGCGACAGGCGCTCATGAAATTAGTGAAAACCAACAACAAAAACCAATAGATATGCAACTAACACTTAATGATCAGTATGGGGTTCAACTGACTCCATCCGGGGTTAGCTTCCCCGATAATACTCCAGAGCAAGTTGTCATCGATGTCTGGAAGTGGGGTTATTTCGTTGAGAAATATGGAGGGAAGGCGAAGAGGGCTTCCAGGGAGCATTACGAGAAGAAGTGGGGATTTCATAAGGCTCTGGTCGTCGAGGCCCAGATCATCACGGAGCTGGGCTTCGAGGTCTCGGAGCGGATCGCGCTGGAATCAGATCCCATCCCAGACACGGACAGGCTCGTGAAGGTCTTCTCGGCCCTGAAGGAACGATGGAAGGTGGCCATCGAGACGGGCAATGTCGAATACCTGAAGCGCGCCGCTGATGCCCTCAAGCCCATGGTCGAGGAATGGAACCAGATCAATGAGTATCTCTCAAAGGAATCGGAGGCCATCTGATGAAGAATCCGAAGCCCATCGAGTGGTATCCCTCGGAGTTCCAGCCTGACCGTCCGATCTGCGTCTTGGCGTGGGATCAGGAAGCTCACTTCATTGCCATCTTCGAGGGAGGTGAGTGGGTCAATGCCCACACCGGAGATCCCATCGACTCTCACATCACGCACTGGGCGCATCTGCCTGAACCGGAGGCTCCCTTAGAGTGGGGGAACTAATCATGGACTCCGGTGTCATGGATCTGTGCGATCAGGTGGCGGCTCTGAAGGCTGAGTGCGGTCGGATCCGGGCGGCTGCCTCCCATGTGCTGGACAAGAGTTCCTTCTCCAATCAGGAGGAGCTGGCTGAGTTCGGGAAGGCGCTCAGGAAGCTTCAGATCGAACTGGACCGATTCGCCCCGTCGATGGCCCTCGATGCACCGAAGTCCCGGAGGAAGCGCCGATGAATGCAGACGGCTGGGCCACGATGAACGGGAAGCTGATGCGTCTCTCCAAGTCGGGAGATGAGGCCGGGCTGTGCGGCAGGATCCCCCAGGCTGAAATCAAACGGAAGTGTGATGCCTTCTTCGCAAGTCGCGGGATGGAGCGTGTCTCGACTTTCTCGTTCGGCTCGGTCCGCCGCCGCAAGGCCCAATACGTCAATCAGGAGGATGATGAACTTGAAAATTTCTGAGCTGGTGCGCCTGAAGTCGTCGGGCCGTCTGATGAAGGTGGTCCAAGTCCATGCGAAGACGAGCGAGGTCTGCGTGATCCCTGCCGACTCGACCGGAGGTGTCGGGATCTGGGTCAAAGTCGATGCCCTCGAGGTGCCCGGCCTGCGCTCAACCCCTTCCAATCTGGATCTGTGAACTATGAATAATAAGGAACTCAGGAACTCAGGAAATGAGGAAGAAGTTGACGAGGGATTCTGCCCTCAATGCGGTGCGCCCCCTTTCTCTCCATGCACTGGAGTGAGAGGGCAAAACAGGAAGGCTCTTCATATCGAAAGGGCGCGCGCCCAACGCCGTGCTGAGAGTCTGGGTAAAAGCCTTCTTCCTTCAGCCTTCAGCCTAACAGCCTCCCCGGCATGAGCGTCTCGATCCAAGAGCGGGCTTCCCGTTATATCTCGCGCATGGATGCGGCGGTCGCCGGATCGGGTGGGCATGATGCGACCTTCGCGGTGGCCTGCGCTCTGGTCCATGGGTTCGCCCTGGGTGAGTCGGAGGCGATGAGCCTGATGCAGGAATACAATTCGCGCTGCGCTCCTCCATGGTCTGAACGGGATCTGGCCTATAAGCTACGCAGCGCGGCCAACTCTCACTCAAAGAAGGGCACCGGCTATCTGCTGGAAGGAAAGGCTGAAGGAAGAAGGCTCAATGCTGAAGACTACAAGCCGCTGCCGAAGCCGGAGCCGGTGGCCTTCGACCCTGCGGCCCTGGCGGCTCTCGCTGGGGAGTTCCGCCCCAGGCTGGACTGGTTCGCGGCCCGATCCTATGCCGATCCCTCTCTGCTGGACTCGGCAGGGTTCCTCTCTCTCCTCTATGCGGGGGAGAAGGTGCTGATTTTCTCAGATGATAAGTCGCAAGGTCAGGCTCTGTGGCCTGATGAGCCGATCCCGGCCTGCGGCGCCCGGGGGATGTGGTATCTGGCCAATCCGGTCGATGGCCGTGAATACCCGAACCCGCGCACGGGGAAGCCATCACGCCGCTCTGAGGAGTCGGTGACGCGCTGGAAGTTCGCCCTCCTCGAATCTGACGAGGCTGATCCGCGCATCTGGCTCGGGGCTCTGGCGAAAACGACGCTGCCTGTCTCGGCGATCTATTCCAGCGGTGGCCGGTCTGTCCATGCGCTGATCCGTGTGCCGGGCAGTGGCACTGGGATGTCGGCTCTCTCCGGCCCGACCTCGAAGGCTGAGTGGGATGCCTGGGCTCGCGCTCAGAAGGCAACTCTCGCCCGGATCGGGGCTGATCCGAAGGCTCTCACTGCGGTGAGGCTGACCCGGCTGCCTCAGCAATACCGCCCTGAGAAGGCTGCTCTCCAGAAGCTGCTCTATGTGAATCCGTGGCCTCCCTTCGGCGAGCGGATCATGGACCGGCCACCCGTCCGCGATGCGCTGCGGGATGCGGTGGAGGCGGCTCGCGCTGCGGCGTGGGGTGAGGATGCCGAGTCGATGCTGGCCTGCGCGGAGAGGCTGGAATTTTACGCTCCCTGCAATGCGAAATTCTCACCGATGGCCTCGGAGCTACGACGGGATGCGGGGGTTCTGGCCGATCTCCACCACCGATAGGGGTGGCAGCAGGTCTGAAGACTGAAGGCTGAAGGCTGAAGAAAACCAAGATTTGACTGACTCAACGAACACACGCACATGACTGAAAACAATGAACCCTCTCCCACCCCAGGCACTGACCCGGGTCTGCCGCACATCGAGCTTCCCCGGGTGGGGAGGATCCTCTCGGAGTTCGCCCACGATATCGGTGAGGTGATGAGCCGGAACGGGGTCTTTCTCCAAGACGGTCTCCCCGTGGTGCTGGAGCCGAAGACTGACAGGATGCAGCCGCTGACCCCGGCCTGCTTCCGCACCTATGCTGAGAAGAATCTCCGCACGGTGAAGCTGGTCAAGATGCCATGGAAGAAGGAGGACGGCTCCGATGCCTATGAGGCGCGGCCCGACTCGATGAACAAGATGCAGGCGGAGGCGTGCCTGACCTCTCACCAGTTCCTCGCCCTGCAACGTCCTCTGCGCCGGATCTCGCGCATCCCGGTGCCGATCATCCGTGCCGGTGAACTGACTCTCCAGTCGGCGGGCTATGACGCCGAGACCAAGATCCTAGTCAAGGAGGCGTAGGCCGAAAGGCTGAAGGCTGAATGATGAAGGATGAAAACCGAAAGACTGCCGAGAACGGCAAGGGCGATGCGCCCAGGAATAATTTCTCCAAGGAGTATCGCAGCCGGTATGAGGCGATCAACTGGAAGAAGAAGGAACAGAAACCAAAACAAAACACGCACGAATGAACCAACCAGACACCAACAACGAGGTCGCAAGGCTCCGTGATGAACTTGAGAGATCTAAAGAAATGGTCATGGATGCCGCAAGGCGTGGCGACATGATGGCCTCTCATTGGAAAGAGCGATCCGAGAAAGCCGAGGCGATAGTTCAACAACTGCACCATTACGCAGGGATCATCGAAGGATTCCGAAAAGGCGGCTATAACGAATCATACGAACTACGAAACGAGATCAAGAAGCTAAAGGAGTCCAAATGACATACGACCTGATGCCCAACGAGGCTGCCGTCGATTACCTGACGGATCTCCTGCACGAGTTCCCATTCGCCGATGATGGGGGGCGATCACTCTCCTGCCAGATCGCGGCGATGATGACGCGCTTTGCCGTCTCGCTCCTGCCTGAGCAGGCACAAGTGCCGCTCGTCATCTGGAATGCCAACGGCCCAGCGGCAGGCAAGTCTCTTCTAGCCATGGTGGTGGAGGTGCCGGTCAGGGGATTCGCCGCGATGCGTGCCCTACCGGAGGAACGCGAGGAGCTGCAGAAGGTGCTGGACTCGGAGGTGCTGGCGGGATCGGACTCGGTGATCTTCGACAATGTGAAGGACAAGCTGGATAGCGCCTATCTGGAGCAGTTCGCGACTTCCTCGGTGGTCTCGGTTCGGCGGCTCGGCTCGTCGGCCAAGTATGAGGTGGCGAAGCAGACGATGCTCATGTTCACCAGCAATCAGGCGGAGGTCTCCTCGGACATCGCCCGGCGGTCGATCTTCATCGATCTCTTCCAAAAGGAGGCAGACCCGCAGGCCCGCAAGATCGAGCGTCCGATGGGGGCTGAGTATCTGGCGAGGCCGGAGGTGAGATTCGCCATTCTCTCGGCTCTCTGGTCTCTCATCGTGGCATGGGACAAGGCCGGGCGTCCTGCCTGCTCGTCGCGGTTGGTGGGCTTTGAGGACTGGAGTCGGGTGATCGGGGGGATCGTGGAGAATGCGGGCTTCGGCGATCCGCTACGAAAGCCCGAGAGCGAGGACTTCGGCGATCCAGACGCCGCCGACATGCGCGATCTGGTGCAGGCGATGGCCGAGGGGATCTTCCAAGATGGCCTTGAACTCCGCACCCGTGAGGGCGTCACATTCGACGAGGTGATCTGGATCTGCCGCAACCGGGGGCTCTTCGAGGAGCAGATCAAGGGGAAGACGGATCGCGAGACCAAGGAGTTCGAGATCTACACCTCAGCCAGGGCAAAGATGTCGCGGCTCTTTGCGCGCTACAATGGGCGGGTCTTCCGCTTCGGTGAGGAGCTTGGGACGGTGAAGCTCGAGCGCGTGGGAGGGAAGGACAATCGCCGCTGGCGTGTAAGCTGAAGGAACTGGCGGAACATTCCACCCTGTGCAAGGCTCACCGGCCATGCGCAGGGTTTTCCTTTTTCTGGCACTCATCCTGACAGGATGTGCCTCCATTAAATCGCCAGATTCCAAGCTGCTTCTCGCCGCCTATATGATGGGTAGGGTGGACGCAATCCGGGAGATGGGTCAGTCCGATCAGCCTCAATCCCACCGTCCGTCCCGCGCCCTTGGATTGCCAAAGAAAACCGATGGTGAGCATCGGTAGTGGCCAATGATCTCGGGAGGGAGGGGACGGGTTTTTATGATTCGGCGTGTTTTACCGATGGTCAGCGTCGGTCTTACTATGGTCTCTCCGCACCACCATCGGCCCTATCAAAGCACTTACCAATAGCTTCTTACATATCTTCTATAGAAGGTAACGATGGTCTTTTGACCTACCAGCTAGTTTTTCTCTCGGTCGGTCGAGTAGAAACTGGGTGGAATCGACGATGAGCGTCTGAATGGCCTAGCCGACCCCCTCCGGAAGGAATCTTTTACCATCTCTCACTCCTAGCGGTTGGGCGCACTGGCGTTGTTTTTGCGTGAATTAGCTTGGAACGTTAGGGAAGCCGATTAGTTCCCGACCTTCCGCGCCCGTTCCGTTCTGTTCCTTTGACACGGAACGGAAGCCATGAGGAATTCCCGTCACGAGTCCGCGCTCATCGAAGAGTGCGCCTCCGCTCACTCCGTCTCCGTCCGCGCCGTCAGGAACTGGCGAGTGAAGGACGACCCCCGATGGAGGGAGTTCATCCGGTCCCGTGCCCAGGACTCGA